GTTTTCCCTTTCCATACTGTGTTGTTACCTCACCTGCCAAAATGTTGACGGCTTGCCGCGATATGGCTCCAGGTCCACGCCCTTGCAGTGGTCCTTTACCACCTTCGCATAGGCCACGCTGCCAGCACGCTCGGTAAAGGTCAGCTTGCGGCCTGCAAGCAGGGAGTTCTTCTCACCCGCCAGCTTCACCATATCGGCCAGCAAATCCTTTTTGCGCTCTGCCAGCAATTCCAGCTGCTCGTTAATCGCGTCCCACTCGCCTATCATGCGCGCGGCCTCGGGCGTGTCAATCTCTTGCCGCTTTGGCGCTAGATGATCCGATGCGTGATGCTTTACCTCATCCAAATACTCTGCATAGAACTGGCGCAAGATCGGTAAATGCTCATCTAGCCAGCCCGGATCAATCTTGACGGTTTCCAGCTTCGTGCCCTTGGGTGCCCATTGCCAGAAATGGCACCACATGCGGCCGGTCACGAATAGCTGCACCTGAATTTGCGCGTGGTAATGCGGCTGATCGTTAATCGACTTGAACGGCACCGGGGCTTCTGCGTTTCGCAGACCATAAGGGCACTTAATCTCGATCAAGCCATGCCCGCCGACATAACCATCCGGACTGGCTCCTAGCCAATCATCATGCTCCACAAACGGGGCCTTTTCGATATCGTGCAACGTCTCCAGGGTATATTCAAAGCCCGCCCCGCTTTCGTTTTGGCTGCCATACATCGTGGCCACGTTGCCGGTGAATTCAGGCTCTGCGCCAATTGCCGCCCGCACCATCGTGCGCATAGCGTCGGCGCGGGTCATAAATGGCGATAGCCCCAGGATTGCGCCGACCATACTGCCAGTCACGCGGCCCTTGCGCGCTTCAAACCATTCGGGGGTTCCTTGCTCGATCATGCCATTCTCCTGTTTGCCAGCGATATCCGGCGATATCTCGTTAGCGATATTCAATCTGCGCTTATCCTCGCCCCCGGCGGCGAAAGGGGAGAACTCCGCCGGGGGTCCGGGAAGGGCAGAAGCCCCTCAACTGGTCAAAAGGGAATGTCCTCATCGTCAACCGTAGCGCCAGCCTTCGTGGCAGGCTTGGCGGCTGGCTTTGGCGCATCGGGGTTAACCTTTACGCCCTTGCTCTTTGGAAATACGCCAGCAATCCAGTTGCCTTGCATCTGGGTGCCATCACTGCCTTGCATTTCCCATACCATCACCTTGATGGTCATCAGCTTGGCTTGCAGCGCAATCGCCAGATCGTCATTGTCAGGCTCACCGCTCGACCGCGCCAGCTTCCCGCCGCAGTTTGCGTCAATCGCTGCGAGCATCCGCAAGGCCTTGTCGCGCTTTTTCGCCGCAGCTTCTGGCGTCTTTGCGCGCGGGTCGGGATCTTTCAGCCACAGCTTCTGCCAAATCTTGCGATTAGCATATTCCTGGGGCTGCTCGACCGTCCATTCGAGTTCGATGTACTTGTTGAAATCCTTGTCTTCTGCCCACTTCGCCACCGCGATAAAGGCGAGCACGTTGCTGTCATTGGGGATCGGATCGATATTGCCGCTAGGCTGTTCGTATTCCTTGCCGGTATCGGTGGCGCTTTCGCCATCGCTAGTGTTCCAGAAATCACTCATGCTATTCACTCCGTATTGTGGTTAGGAAAAATCTGCAGGATCGACACCATCCGTGTCAATCTCGCCCTCGTCAGTATCCGGTTCGGCGGCCTCGGCTTCTGGCTCGGCCTTGGGCTTTGTCGCGGCCTTCGGCTTGGCGGCGGGCTTCGCTTCAGCCTTCGCGGCGGGCTTGGCTTCATAGATCAGCTCAATCAGCGGATTGGTGCCGGGCGGCAAATCCAGCGGCTCGGTTACGCCGAGACCATTCTTGCTCACGCTCGCGGCGGTCGCGTGGCAGACCAGTTCGCGGTCGCCATTGCTGATCACCTTTTTGCGCTCGCCTTCATCGCCACGCATGGCCGAGACCAGCCGCACATAGCCGACCAAATCGACATCATCGACATAGGGCGCAATACTCTTTGCCATTAGCCGCAAGCTATAGCGTTGATAGTCGTCAGCGTCTGGCAGGCGCATGGTTTCCAGATCAGCATGGCTGATAAACACCACGACCATTCCCTTGCGTTCGTTCAGCAGCCCGGCGGCCTTGCGCACGCGGCCGTGCATCGCAGCGACTGCGGCTGGCCCGTTGCCGTAGCCCCCGAGCGCCTGATTGATACCCTTGGCGCGCCCGTCCTTTTCGAGAATTTCCCGGATGAATATCTCTTCCAGCTTCGATACGCTGTCGATCACGAGCGTCTGATAGGGGTGATCTTCACGCAAGAGCGCGATCAGCTGCTCTTCCAGATCAGCCATCGAGTGGACCACCGGAAAAGCATCCGGCAGCTGGACTGACTTGTCAATCCGGCCCACGCCATCCTCGGCGCGGATAAAGATGGGATTGGGGAAAGTGGCGGCAAGACTGGTCTTGCCTGTGCCCGCATCGCCGCAGATCGTGATGATTGGCAGGCGTTTTTCGGGCTTCGATACTTGAGACAATATGCTCATCGGCTTTACCTCATTGGGCTTGTGCGGGCAGGGTCCGCGATCAACAACCTGCGAAATCAGGACTAGACTAGCTGGCCAGACTTTGCAATAGCGAAAATATAGTTTCGATATACGAAAATTAGGAGGTGCTTTGTGAGTGAGTTAGATTGGATCAGGGGCGCACTGCGAGATAGGCGGTTATCGGTTATCGCAGAGCGGACAGGCATTAGCGAACCCACTATCAGGGCCATTCGCGACAAGGATGACGCTAACCCTACGGTTGGCACATTGGCAAAATTGGCAGAATATCTGAAGGGGGACAGCCAATGACCACGACAGGAGGGGGCGCGGGTAAAGCTGCTGGCAATAGCACGTCGGGCAAATTCGACTTTGACGCGATCAAGGCCAGGATCAAGATTGCAGACGTGATCGGCGGGGTGGTCCCGCTAAAGCGCAAGGGCAACGTCCACGAGGGTTGCTGCCCGTTTCATCAAGAGCGCACGCCTAGCTTTAAGGTCTATGACGATCATTATCATTGCTTCGGGTGCGGCGCTCATGGCGATGTGGTGGATTTCATTACCGAGACGCAAGGTGTCAACGCAGCCGAGGCCATCGACAGGTTGGGCGCTGGCGATTACAAACTAGACGCCCCCGCAAAAGCAGCGATCAAAGAGCGAGACGATACCCGCGAACGCGAACGCGCAGCCGCCATTATACAGGCTCGCAATCGCTGGGAAGCCGCAGAGCCAGCCCCTGCTGCGAACGCCTATCTCGCACGCAAGGGCATCCGCCCGCATATGGCGCGTAGCGAAGGCCCGTTATTGTTGATCCCGGTCTATGATAGGGGCGGCGATATCCAATCCGTCCAGACCATTGCGGGGGATGGCGCAAAGCTATTCCAGGCCGCCGCACCTATGAAGGGTGGGCGTCTCTATTTTGGCATCGCGGTAGGCCGCTCGATTATCTGCGAAGGCTTCGCCACCGCTGCCAGCATCTACGAAAGCGTGGCCGATCGGGTGTGCGTGGCCTTTAGCGCGAACGGCGTTAAGGAAATGGCGCGCGAATTTGCGGACGCTGGCTTGCCTTTTGTCATTGCGGCGGATCGCAAGGCCGCAGCTGATATGATCGCGCTTGGCCGCGAATTATCCGCGCCTGTCTATTTCCCGCCCGGTCCTTATGACGACTTTAATGACCTCGCCAGCGCGGATGGCCATGATGCTGTTGCTGATATCTTGCGCGGCCCGCCTTGCCTATCGTCCCCAGAGCCAGAAGCGCCTATCGAGCCAGCGCCAGAGCCAGACAATGATCCTGGCGATGATCCGGTGGATATCTGGGCAAAGGCCGTCCCGCCTGCGTTATTGCCCGGCATCTTGCCTCCTATCCTGGAGCGATTTGCCATGGCGCGCGCTAGAATGATTGGCGCAGACCCCGGCGGGCTATCAATGGCCGCGCTGACAGTATGTGGCGCAATGATCAGCGACACGATCAAGCTAAAGGTCAAGCGCAACGAAAACTGGAGCGAAAGCGCCCGCCTCTGGGTAATGCTCGTGGGCGATCCGTCTTACAAGAAAAGCCCGCTCATGCGCGCGGCCGCCAACAAGATCGCCGCAATGGATGGTGATATGTTGCGCGCCTATAACAAGGCGATGGGCGCGTGGAAGGATAGCGGCGAGCAAGGCGACATGCCTGTGCAGACCCGCTTGCGGATTGAGGACACCACAATGGAAGCCGCACAAGAGGTGTGCGCCGTCTCCCCGGATGGAATTCTGGCTCTGCAAGACGAATTAAGCGGCTGGTTCGGCGGCATCGAGAAATACAGCGGCGGCAAAGGTGGCGCCAAGGATCGCTCGTTTTGGCTACGCGCGTTTAGCGGCGGCGAATACGCGGTTAACCGGATCAGCCGTAAATCGATCCTGATTGATAACCTGTCGATCAGCATTTTAGGCGGGATCCAGCCGGACGCTATTCGCAAGGTCATGGCCGATAGCACGGACGATGGCTTGATCCAGCGCTTTTTCCCGGTGGTGATGGCGCCAGCAGGCGTCGGCGTGGATGAGGAAATGCCGGACGTGGCGAGCGAGTATGACGAATTGCTGGAGTGCTTGCACAATCTCAAGCCGCCTACGAATTTTCTCGGGCCCGTTCCTTTGGTCTTTTCGCCGGAGGCTTTGGCCATTCGTGTCGATCTGGAAAAGCGCCATCATACGATGGTGACCAGCATGGAGCGGATGAACAAGAAAATGGCGAGCCATCTAGGCAAGTATGACGGCCTATTTCCGCGCTTGTGCATTATCTGGCATTGCATCGAGAATATCAACGCTGACACGCTCCCGATTGAGGTGTCTGGCGATACCGCGACACGCGTGGCCAAGTTCTTGCACGAATATATCCTCAGGCATGCTGTGGCGTTCTATCAGAGCGTGATTGGCATCAGCGAGGATCAAGACGCCTTGCAAGATATCGCGGGCTATATCCTGGCCCACAAGGTGGAGACTGTTACCATGCGCACGCTCCAGCGCGGGAGCAGGGCTATGAAGCGCCTCACCCGGCAAGAGGGTGCCAACGTCTTTGAGCAGCTAGAGGCGCTAGGATGGCTGGAGCAGGCCAATAAGAGAAGTGACGCACCTAGCTGGAAGGTCAACGAGCGCGTTCATAGCTTGTTTGCCGAGAAGGCCGAGCAGGAGCGGGAGCGCAGATCGGACACCGTGGCGATGGTTCAGGAAATAATCCGGGGGCGTGGGGAATGAGGATATTGGGCTATTTTTGGCGTGGGTTTTGGTATTTCAGCAGAACCGCGCGCGCAAGTGTCATTCGGTGACGGTCCAAGCTGAAAATTGAGGGACACTGGCACCAAATGACACTTGTACGATAAGACAAAGCTTTCTCTATTTTTTTATATATTGTGCCATTTGGGTTAATAATGGGTCATATACGTGGACGCGCCAAAGCCCCTAAAGTGTCATTCGGTGCCAGTGTCCCTTGTGGTTGGCGGTTTATGACAAGTCACCCACTATCAACAATGATACTTGACTTGCTACAATAGGGCCTTATTATCTTTTGTGTAGGATAGCCCACAGGAGAAAGCCATGATTGAAAAGAACCACCCAATGCCGACCACCTACGCTGGACTTGGCGGCCGCAGGTCCAGCTATCCGTTCATGGAAATGGAGGTTGGGGATAGCGTCCACTACCCAGGCACGCGCAAGACCACGGATCACCCAGCTTATGGTGTTGCCAAAAAGTATGCCATCCGATCTGGCAACCGAAAGTTCTCGGCCAAACCAGAGGGCGATGGCATCCGCATTTGGCGCATAGCGTAACAGGAGACGACTAATGAGCATCACCACCAAAACCACGAAAGCAGAAATGCTCAAGATCATTCAGGACCTGCGCGATGAAGCGACAGGCTGGCATCAACACGCAAAACAGCTGGAGGACAGGCTCACAAGCGTGATCGCGGAAAATATCGAATACACCAGCTTGCAGGTCAATCAGGCGCGCACACAGCTGCCCTGGCTGTTTCCGGCGCTTGCACTCGTGGTCGGTATTATCATCGGGTCGATGCTGTGAGCCGCTACCTAGCCAGCGCGGCGCTATTGGCTGTCTCGGCCATCGCCATTGTCGCCACTCCCGCCCCAGTCTATGCCACCGAATTATCGGATGACGCAAAAGAGGTGATCCGATACGAAATTCGCCGCCGCCTCACAGACCCGGACAGCGCCCAGTTCCGATGGCTCGACAGGCCGGATAATGGAACCGCCATCTATTGCGGGTTCGTTAATTCGCGCAATCGTCTCGGCGGCTATGTCGGGTTCGTCCCGTTCGTTGCTTTCCTGGGCTATGACACCAAGTGGGCCGCTGTCGTTTTCGATATCGGAGATACCGATTTCAAATACAGACTGGTCACCACCCATTGCACCAATCAGGGCTTCGATATGTCCGGGCCTACCGTTGATGATTGACGATCTAGGTGGATAATTGCGCGCTTCGCCTCGCTATGCTACTAACAGCGAGCAAGCGCGCAATTAGGACAGGTCCATGCTCACCGTAAAACAGGAGGCCTTCGCTAACGCATACATCGAATGTGGCGGCGATGCATCCGCAGCTTACCGACTTGCCTACAACGCAGAAAACATGAAACCAGGCAGCGTCTGGGTATCCGCTTGCAGGCTATTGGCCGAGCCTAAGGTGAAGCTAAGGGTTGATGAACTGAGAGCAGAACTAGCGAAACCCCGTCCCTGCAAGAGACTATGGCGCGCGCTGAACTGGTGATCGGGTTGATTGCCAATAACGCTGCCAATATCGCCTATGCGCGACGGGTGTTGTATAACGCTTATTTGGCAGAGGGGTTCAGCCCAGATCAGGCGCTGATCCTATGCGGGCGATTGACCTTTGACTAGCACGTCCCTTGCCGATGCGATCCTGCGCGATAGCTTGTTATTGCAACAAGTCGCGGCTGGCGATCAAGCGCGCGCTGATGATATCTTGCGCCGCCTATCGCGTGAATTGCGTGACCTAATCGCCACCACCTCAATTGGTGCGGCCGAGCGCGCCAAGCTAAA